TGTCCTGGTATTACTGTTTGACCATCATCGTTTTGTTCAAACTTTTTAACCGTCGCTTCATCTCGTAATTCCTCATTGACAACTGGCATCTGAGTGCCAGCGATGATGCGGTCATCTGGTTGAGGGGGAGTGTCTCTTTGAGATGAATTAAGTGTCATGGCAACTGGGTCAAACAAGTCAAGTTGTGTTGAGTATGCACCCTCCTCAAACTGTTGAAGCATGTCTGATATTCTAAAAAAACTTGACTTCAATATCTTACCACTGAAACCCTCAGAGACTTTTTCATCTGCAAACCCAGTCTCTTCAAATTTTTTAATTTCTTTTCCTGTAGTATCAAACATATTATCCAGAGACCTAAAGTTGTATCCTTTAGATGTCTCCCAGAATAGAAAACCGGCACTATCTCTAACTTGTGGTGATGAACTTACTTTTTGAACATCAAGACACATTTCAAAAGGATATCTATCATCACCATTGAACTGCAAACGTTTATCAGTCGTATCGAAGAAATATTCTTTTTCTGTTCCCAAAGAATCTAATGCAGATTTTATAATCTCATTACCAAAACCATAGTAAGTGTCAGTCATTCTATTTTCTAATAGTGTGTTGTCATATGCTTCTTTTGATACTACACGTATTAAGACACTAGAGTCCTTAACAGACTTACTAGCAAACACAGTCTTTGCCACTCTTAGATCAGTGTCCTTGGTCAGGTCTATAATATTTTCAAACTGGTCCTCTATTCTTAATTTAAACTTCTCAGTTCCTTGAAGTTTAATGGACTCAAGAATACCAATAGTTCCCTTCGATCCATCTTTTGATTCTAACGATGTTCCTGTATCAACAATAGCGATATCTATAGAAATATATGGACATAAAACACTCTCCCTATATTCCAATACTGGTACACCTGCTCTAACATCAACAGATTCATCTGTCTCATTAGAGAAAACTTCTAGAATTTTATGGGTAAGAGACTTTCCTTGCATTATCCTTTAAGTACTTCTATCGGTTGAATGGCGATAACATTCTGTCTAATTGCAACAAAACTTCCTTGACCATAAGAAGTCGGACCATCCAGTCCTCCACTTCTATTTACACCACTTCCTCTGAAAGATAAATTGCCCTTACCAGTTGAGGTATCAATAACTGGTTTCATATCATCACCACCAACTGTATCACCTATTTCAATTTCATTTCCTCCACTATCAAAATTGTCTTCATTAGCTTTTTTTGTAACCGGAACAAGTTCGGGTGGTTTTGCAGGAGTTTCACCAAATCCTTTTATAGGAGCAACTACTTTAACTAGATCAAAATATTCCTTTAATACTAATGTTGCAAATGCTTTTTTAGTATTACCAACCTTATCAAGAATAAATGGTTTTGACTCGGAATCTTTTTTTAACTTTGCAAGTATCTCATCTCTTTTTTCTTTAGGCATTCTCAGTAGTTGTTCTGCTCTAACTTTTGCAATTCTTTCCGAACTAATCAAACCAAATTTTGCAAATACTTGGTTATCTTCAGAAAATGGAATTGAATCTGAAATTATTTTACCAAGAGCATTTACACCAAACTCAATTCCTAAACTAAAAAGACCACCTTTAATAATTTGTGCTGGATTATTTTTAAGATAACTAAAAGCATCTTTAGGATTGAATCTAAAATCTAAACCTTTAGTAAGATATGAAACACCAGTTCTTAAACCAGTAAAACCATTTCTAATATTTGTGCTTAAGAAATTAATACCCCTATTAAATGTATTTGGAGAGGGTGGTTTTCCTAATAACTTGTCAAGCGAGGTAACAGTTTGTCCAGGTCTTATTGGAGCATCATCCATTATTTGAGCGATATTCGCTCTGTAAAATTTGTCTCCCCCTTCAATTCCTAATTTTTTAAGTGCAGCCGCATCTCTTCTACTTTTTTCTTCAATAGCTGCTCTAACTTGGTCTCCAACTTTTTTCTCAGCTGCTGCTCTCTTTAGGTCCTCAAGTTGTTGTAAAAATGTTCTGAATACAACAGGATCACCCGCTCTTGCACCAACACCAAGTCCTGCTCCGGGTGATACAGGAACACGACTTCTTGTTAACATTCTTTGAGCAAATCTTGATCTCTGAGCGGAACGTGCCAGTCTAGCTTGTCGTAATGCTCTTGCGCGTTCTCTAGCAGACACTCTAACTGGTTGCGCTGTCGGTGCGACTCTTTGTTGCGATGCCGCAGCTGCACCAGTGGGTCCTGCAGGTGCTTTTGGCGAAGCAAGACCTCCTATTCTAAGACCTATACCCAGAATACCGGAAAGCACCGTGTCTAAAAGATCACCAAATGTTTTTAAAGGGTTGATATCAATTATAAAACCAACCACACTTGAACCAAAAGATATCAGACCCTCAAAAACTGGTTTGAGATCATTAATGAATGTTTGTATATTAGATGCTAACTCTTTTAGTTTTTGAACAAACGGTGCTAAAGCTTGAACGATATTTTCAAGGTTTTTTGTTATGAAACCAATAAGAGTGAATGCTGCAAATTTAATAATATTATCTAAAAAACCACCACCCTGATTCTTTATAGGGTCTAATGCTCCCTTACCTATATTAAAGAATTTGTTTTGTTCGATTCTATTTTCTCTCTTTTCCCTCTTTTCTCTTTGAGTATTTCTCTTGTCACGTTCAAACCTTGCCTTCCTTATGAGAAAGTTTTGTTTATATCTATCAACAATACCCGTGAAGTTAGTTAAATTCATGAGACTAGATCATCAATACCAAGTGATTTACCGACCAGTTCTCTCATGTTAACTCCTGAGATGATATCAAACTCTGGAATTTCACGTATTGGGGGAGGAGGACTTACAGTTTGATTGTCTGCCTTTATTGTTGGCAAAACAATGAATTCATTAGTAGTTGGAATATTGGGAGTTCCAACAGGAAGTTTATCCTTAATCATATGGAACAAATTTCTTGCCCCAGTTGCATCAAAAATGAACCTTCCTAACTTACCCAACTCTGTTCTCGCAGCTTGTGTGTATGCGGTAGTGTCATCTCCAAATGCAGGTCCCATCATAGGACCAATACCCGACACAACAGGGGGAGCAGAAGAAACTTTTGTCTTAGGACCAGTCCTTGAACTTAAGTTGGTTTTTCTCTCTTTCTCTAAAGCTGCTCTTGTTTCTGCTACAGAGTGTCCTGCTCTATTACCATCACCCGCATAGTAACTTTGTCCGGCTTTCACAGGTCCATAAGCACCCATCATATCAATGGGTACAGGAACTGATGCAAACTCTTGTGCTAGTTGTGTTTGAGCACCAATAATATCATTACTTTTTCCTCTAAGGTAAGCACTAAGTTTTTCTCTCCCTGCTTTATTCATCAATAAATTCATTCCCATTATATCTTGATTAGCAGGAGAGAACATATCTTTATCAGTTAACCCCGTGCCTCTCAAAGCAGCATCCATATTGGGAGGAATAATTTGATACTTACCTGCAGCAAAGATACCATAGTCACCCACTTGAGGATTACTGTAATCCATAATGTATCTTTGTCTTTGTCTTATCTCACCAATGGTCATATCAGTGAGTTTCTTTCCAAGTTTGGATGTAGAGTCAAGTGCGCTACCAACAATCTTACCATCTTTGTTGGTTCCTTGATTCATGGATTCATAAGTTCCTTCACCCGAACCAATAAAGTCAAGTAAACCTCCACCTGCAGCATAAGCAACTCTTCCAAACTTTGGTCTGTTTGTACCACCACCCATGGCATTGACAGACTCCATGAAGTCAACACCAAACTTATTTACAGCACCACGACTCATTATAAACTCACCTGGTGTCAACATTGCAGGGACAGTATCTGTTCCCATACTTAACATACCACCTCCACTATAAAATGCTTTAAAAGAAGGAACTTGTCCTGCCCCCGTAGGATTAGTAAATAATCTTTCTTCAGGAGGACTTGTTGCTGCTTTTTCTTCTTTTGTTTTAAAATACTGTCCTAGAAAAGGAAATCTTGCTAATAGTTGACGAAAACTCTCAGCAAATTGTTTGACTTTTTCAATAGTGCCTGATGCCCATTCAACTATACTTTCTATTTTTCCTGGTATTTCTCTGAAAAAATCCTGGATGTTTCTGATAGTATTCTTATTTTTAGGATCTCCTAAAAAGTCTCCAACAAATTTTACTAACTGACCTAAACCAGTGAAAACAAGAAACTTAATTATAGTATCAAAGATATTTTGAAGTCCACCGGTTCCAAAAAATGTCTTATTTAACTTTGAGGAAGTTGAACGTAAAAACTTGTTTGACTCTATTCTATTTTCTCTTCTAGTTCTTTTTTCTTCTTGTTTTTGTCTTTTTTCTACTTTCTGTTCTTGTTTCTCTAACTTATTATCTTCTCTAATGACAGCAATAAGCTCATCAAGTTTTCCAAGAACCTCTTGTTGCTTTCCGGGTTCAATATCTGTAAAAAACTTTTTTGTCCTTATTCTTACGGGGGGTGCCCTAAAAATAGGTGACTTAAATGAGTCCGTCATTGTTGCTGTTGCATCTTAAGTCTTTCTTCTTCTAAGTGTGATCTCAAGAGTTCAACGTATACGTCTCTCTCCCAAGGTATCATGTTTTCAATCTCTGTTAATGAGTATTTATGATACTGCATCAAAGAAAAATTTAACTTAAAGTAACTCTCCAAATTCATATGGGAGAGTGCTACGCGAAAAAACTTGCCAGTCCCTCCAGAGTAACAGTACTCTTCTTCTTAGTTTTAGGATTGACAACCTCTAAATCATGAGAGAGTTTAGGCATTGTGGCAAAGAAACGCTCTATTTCTTTAAACTGTGCTGAACTCATTTGTCCAAGGAAATCATTCATTTCCTTTTTAGTAAAGTCCTCAGAGGTCCATGCCTCATCTGCATTATATACCTTATCAACACAGGCAGCGATCAGATCAAATGATTGATCAACTTGATTACCTTCATCAAAGTTAAAATTATTTTTGACGAACTGGTCAAGTGACGGATACTTCATTTCCATCATTAAAGTATCATTAATTTTTATCTGATTGGTATGTTCTTTGTTCTTGATGACTTTGATATCATCTATACTAATCTCAACCTCAGTGTAAGTCTCTCCATCATCAGGACAAAGAACACTCACCTCGATATCTTCACCAACTGACTTACCTCTAATATTTAAGAAGAGATATTCAATATCAAAAGTAGGAAGGTTCTCAACCTTGACACCACGAGTTTGAATACAGTCCTTCAGAACTGCCTTGATAGCATTTGTAATTTCTTTTGCATCGTCACTTTCTAATGCAAGAACTAATAACTTTTCTTCTTTTACTAGGAAGGGACGAAACTTAATTGTTTTTCCAGTCGAAGGCAACTCCAACTCGTAAGTTGGGGTAGCAATTTTTGGTAAAGGCATGATATGTTATTCAGTGATGTTATTTATTCGCTACTAGCGAGGTAACGTGAGAAGTTAAAGTTGACAGTGCAAGTCAATATCTGAGACTGATCATATGAGAGTGGCATCGTATTTATAGCGATAGGATAGGCATTCAAAAACCTATACTGCAAATTTCTGTTTTCATAATTTCTCTCAAACTTTCTAATAAAAATATCAGTCTTATATTCATCGGGAAAGTTTACTCTATAAAAATAATTGTCCTTTCTTGCGTTGCCACCACTATCCTCATTTACAATAAAACGTATCCAGTTCTCAAAGAAGTATATTATATCATAGTCTTCATCAACATAAAATGTAAATGATGAGGTAGTGTCATATTGTCTACGATATGCATGTCTCTCAGTGATACCCGTTCTATCATTATCAACTGTATGAGTTGCCAATGATGTCCCAGGCAATGTCGCCTCTCTACAAGCAAGAGTAAAGTTTTCTTTATTAGAAAGATTATATCCATTACCAAGACCCAAACCCTGGCTTTCTCTCAACCAAGTTCTAACCCTGTTAGGAGGGTTAAAATGACACTCATAAGTTGATGTAAGGGCTGGTTGTAGAATACTTGCCTTTAAATCAGCAACATTCCTTGCCCTTGGTTTTGGCGTAGCCATCTAAATAGTTTTTACCGTATATATTATGTATGGGAGTTAGTAAGAAAAGTATTTACAAACCCTCCAACCCTAAAAAATATAAGGGAAATGCGAACAATATTATCTGTAGAAGCACATGGGAGAGAAAGTTCTGTAAGTGGTGTGACCTGACAGAGGACATCCTTGAGTGGGGAAGTGAAGAGTTCTTCATTCCATACATCTCTCCTGTTGATAAGAGAGTTCATCGTTACTTCCCTGACTTTATCATCAAAGTAAAAGAGAGCACGGGCAACCTCAAGACATATGTCATTGAGGTCAAACCAAAGAGAGAAACTATTCCTCCAGTGCCAGGTAAGAAACAAAGAAAGACTTTGATAAGAGAGAGTATGACTTACGCTGTGAACCAAGCAAAGTGGAAGTCTGCTCGTGAATGGTGTGCTGACAGAATGATAGAGTTCAAGATCATTACCGAAGACGAGTTAGGTATTAAGGGTTATGGATGAGTTTCAGTTTGAGGAACTAGTAGGTGATAATAGAGTAGAGTCTCAGAAAGATTCTATCAGAAACCTGGGTGACCCAGAAGATATGATGTTACAGATAATGAGTATTCTGAATGAAACTGTAATAATACCTGAGGAGGGTGAGACTTATACATTCATCTATAATGCAAAGACACCTAATATCGAATATGATCAACATCCAATAGTGGGTGTAACAGATATATTCAACTGGGGTTTCAGAGGCATCAACTTTCACTGGGACAAGATAAGAAACTACACTTGGCAAGAAATACC